ACTGCATCATCAGGAATAAAGCCTTTTACAATTCTTCTCGTTGCATCTTTTCTCCCGTCCAAAATCGCCCGAACCATTTCTGTGTTGAATAAAATCGGTTTAATTGCCATCTGCACCGCCACCCTTCACAATCTCGATTGCATGCTCATAACTTCTTGCTTTCTCTTTTCCCAAATTCCTGTTGTATGCATTCTCCCAAAACTTTCTCTCATTTTCCAACTGCTCTACAACCTTGTCCGGGTCGTAGGCAGTTGGCATATTGTTAATCACATCTTTTACTGCATCATAATCTTTCATGCTTTCAAGCCTTCCGCTCAGGTTGTCCAAAAACAGTCCAGCATCAATCAATCTTCCCATCGTTCGCCCTCCTGTTCCAATCTGTAATTGCTTTCGTTCGCTCGTCTTTCCCTGTTCTGATGCCTCCGTCCTGATCCATGTACATCTCACATTCATAGCTTTTTGGAAGTTCTGTTCCGCATTTCATACATTTGATTTTGAACATTACCCCAACAGCCGAATGTGATGACTTATTTGCAATGGTTAAGAACATTGCTTTTCCTCCACAGAACGGGCATGGCTTTAATTTTTCACTCATTCTTCATCATCTCCAAAACTAAATTCAATCTCGTCACTCGAATCGACACCTAACTGTTTACACTTGGCTCTTGTGGATGTACCTCCGGAATGACTGGTGCCGAAAAGAAACAGTTCTTGAACGATATTGGAATATGTCATTCTGTAGCAAAACTTTTCATCTTCACACAACTCTTTAATCGCATCTTCGCCATGTACATATTCGTACCATTCCT